ATAGCCGAGCGTGAGCCGCATCGGTTCGCTCATCGATTCGCCCGAGATCGGATAGCTTTTCGGTCAACTGATCCAACTTCGTTTCAATCCGAAGCAATCGATCTTGCAATTCCATTTGCTCGAAATCCCGCATAACTGTTGATTCTGATGGCTTACCTACGACTTCTACTCTAGCGGCTTGTTTTTACATATCAAGCTGGGGTAAAATCTTAACTGGCGGGGTCGTTGACCCCATTCGTGTAAACAATCTGGAGATCGAAACCATGCAACACACCGCACTCAATCCAACCCACCAACGTGCCATCGAACGCCTGTACAAGGCTGACCGAAAACTCTGCGCACTTGTCGATTCAAACCAGCGAAAGATGGATGACCTCGACGCTGATAGCGACCGATATCACGACGTTGCAGAACGCTCCGCGCAGAGGGAAGCCGAGATGCATTACGACTTCGTTGAGCGCTACATCGAAGAGGCTGAACTTCCCAAGCGGGAGATCGAAGCTTTCACCAAATCTTATGTCGCCTTCCACGGCTACACCCCATACCTCGTTTAAGGAGTCCAGCCATGTACTACATCTCAAAGCCTGATCAGTACCACTACTCCCGAGTCATCAAGCGACTGTCCGACTTCGAGCGCTCGCGCCCAGAGGAGGGATCCGAGTGGCACATTCGGAAGCGCAAAAGCATCGCCGCATTCGACTCGCTGGACGTGTATTTCATCAAGGGCGGCAAGCTGTCGCGATGCCCTCAAAAGTCGTCGGCCATCGTGTTCTGAGTCGCCACCAAAACCCCGACCAACCAACCCGCTTAATTGCGGGTTTTTGGGTAACGGCCCTCGGGTCTTTTTAAAACAATCTGGAGATTGAAATCATGGCAAAACTAAACGCTTACGACGTGATCACTCAAACCGTTATCGCCCAACTCGAAGAGGTGCAGGCCAGCAATTGGACGAAGCCTTGGGTCAGCACTGCGCAGTCGGGTCTCAACGTCTCAATGTCATCAGGCGATGCCTACCGTGGCATCAACCAGTTTCTGCTGATGATGTCGGGCCGCACCGATAACCGATGGGGAACCTACAAAGCATGGGCTGGCAAGGGCGCTCAGGTGATGAAGGGCGAGAAGGGAACCAAGGTGGTTTTCTTCACCGTATTCGAGAAAGCCAACGAGAAAGGCGGCGTCGATAAGATCCCATTCGCGAAGCTGTACACCGTGTTCAATGGCGAGCAAGTCGAAGGTGCTCCCGCTCTACCCGTCGTCGAACGTCCCACCTCCACCGCTGAGCGAAATGCTGAGGTCGAGGAGTGGGTCGCCGCTACTGGTGCAGACATCCGCCACGGTCAGTCTCAGGCGTTTTACAAGCCGACTGCCGACTGGGTCGGGATGCCTGACTTTGCTGACTTCCAGCCCATGGGCGATAGCTCAGCATCAGACACTTACTACGGCACCTTGATGCATGAGCTAACCCATTGGACGGGTCACCGCTCGCGCCTTGATCGCCTTGAGATGTTCGGCAAGTTTGGTGATGACGCCTACGCCTTCGAGGAGTTGATCGCTGAGATGGGCGCGGTGTTCGCCTGTGCCGCTCATGGCATCGAAGCAACGCCACGCCCTGACCATGCCGAGTATATCGCTCACTGGCTCAAGGTACTGCGCAAAGACTCCCGCGCAATCGTGTCAGCGGCGAAGCAGGCCCAACTAGCGTTCGAGTATCTGGACGCTTTCTCTACCCCTACAGAATTGAGTGAAGCGGCTTAGGTCGCTTTGTTCTTATTTTTTCCGCAACCCAAAATTTTTAGGAGCTACACCATGAGAATTTCCAAGCCATGCCTCGAACTGATCGAGGAACTGCACTTCACCGCCGAGCATTGCGCTCAAATCGCCGCCCGCCTTGAGGCCGAGGATCCCACCCTGCCGGACTTTTACGAGTCTGCGGGCTGGACTGCCCAGCGGTATCTGGGCCTTCGGGACGGCAAACACTCCGCGATTGAATCGCTGTTGCACAACCACAAAGCCTACGCCGGATACAGCGTCATCAAAGATCCTGAGACCGGCGGCGAGTGGCATTACTACAGCCTGAGAAAAGCTCAGTAACCCCTCCCGACATATTCACCAATCAACCCGCTTAACTGCGGGTTTTTGGGTAACGGCCCTCGGGTCTTTTTAAAACAATCTGGAGATTAAAAGTTATGAGAAACGAGAAACTTTCTAAGTTGATAGAGCAGGCAAAAGAGGAGCGCTCAATTGCCATACATAACGCCAAGCTAACTTGCGCTGTTGTTCGGAGCAGTGGCTTGGAGATCGCCATGCTTGATGAGAATGAGGAGCTAATAGAGCGCGAATATGGCGTGAAGATGACCCAGCGCGACATCGCAGAATTTGTTCGCAAGTGGGCGCACTGCACACCCAAGTTTGCATTGAGCGGTAGCGTTGATGGTGCCGACAGCGTTTACGGTTTGAACAATTGGGACTACGAACCGCAAGTAGAGTGCTGGGATGGCGACGTTTTCACTGCCTCTGAAATTGGTGTAAACGACGCTCGCGACCTCGTAGCGGAGGTGGCGTAATGTTTGACGATCTAGCAACCCCTGACATCACCAAGGTCGAGACCAAAAAGTCCGGCCACAAATGCCCACGCTGTCGAGGTACGGGCAAGTACACCTACGGGTATGTGAATCTGAAGACAGTCGATTGCGGCAAGTGCCGAGGTACTGGGCTACTCAAGACCAGCCCAGAGCAACGGCTCAAGGCCCGCGCCTACTCGGCTACTGCGGCTATCCGACGCAAAGAAGAAAACGTCGAGGAGTTCGGCAAGCGCGAGCCTGCCGCACTGGCTTGGCTCACCAATGCCAAGGGCGACTTTGCCGCGTCCCTGATGGATCAGGTTAAGAAGCGCGGCGACCTGTCACCGAAGCAACTGCAAGCCGTGTATCAGTCCATCGCCCGAGAGGAAGATTGGGCAAAGCAACGCGAGCAAAAAGCGACCCAGACTCAGATCAATATGACTGACCTGCTGGATCGTTTTGCTCTGGCTCTCAAGGCTGGCATCAAGCGCCCCAAGGTGAACACCGGAGACCTGCTGTTCTCTCTTGCCCCTGCCACTGGACGCAACGCTGGACACGTCTACGTGAAGGGCGAGAAGGATGACTACGGTGACCGAACCTACCTCGGCAAGATCACACCGGAGGGCAAGTTCTTCGCAGGGCGAGGCGTCGAGGATGACGTTAAGCAACGCATCGCAGAGGTGGGCGCTGATGTTGTGACTGCCGCCAAGGCTCACGGCGCTCAGCATAACAACTGCTGTTTCTGCTCCCGCGATCTCACCACTAACGAGTCCGTCAGCAACGGGTACGGCCCCATCTGCGCAAAGCGCTACGGCCTGCCGTGGACTGTCACTGAGGAATTCAAGCAGGCGAAAGCCGAACTCAAGAAAGCCAATCAGGAGGCCGCGTAATGAGACTTAAAAAGATCGAAGCAGAGAGCTGGGAGGCTGGCACCTACGCCAAGTATCAGGTGATCGGGAACGAAGGAATCCAGTTGAGCAAGGATCGCGAGCGGTACCACTACAACGGGCGAGACGGCTGGGGACATTACGGCGTTCGTGATGTTTGGCGAGCGGAGGGTGATTACACCGGCACGGCCAGAACCCGAAAAGAACTCATAGAAAAAATACAGCGGCATCTCGCATGGGAGGAAAGATCATGAACGCACAAGTGAAATCAATAGGCCGCATGGCGGCATTGCAACAGGCCGCAGAACGCAACGGCTGGGAAATCCTCCACGTCGAGGCAAACCAAACCGATGCCATCGTGCTGTTCGACAGGGGCCGGAGTCCATTCGGCCTCGAAACCAGCTACGGCACTTCGGAGTTTCACTTTGCCGCAGGCCACTTCGGTCAGGGTCATTACGACATGACCTTTGACGAGTCCCGAGTGGACTTCCGAAGTCGATGCAATCGCACGTTCCCCGTCTGATGAGCAACCAGAGGAATACTGGTCGAAAACCGCTTCGGCGGTTTACGGGAATTCACCCGAACAATCTGGAAATTGAAATGAAATTTACCGACGCAACCCCAACGTGGGAAGGAATCCTGCCCCTATACATCTCGGGCATTGAGAGCGGCACCTTCGCAGGCATCAAGAACGCAACGGAGGAGCTTTATCGGATGGCGAGGCTGGCAGATATGTACGTCGCCGCAGAGAAGGAGCGCGACCTGACTTGGTCAATGGATAACTATCCACCCAAGTGGGAGCGACCCGTCCTGCTGGCACTGGTCAAAGCCATCCTCAAGCGAGGCCACACGATCTCGATCTTCCTCGAAGACGAGCCAATGATTGAGCGATCCGGTGACCTAGACGAGGTCATCAAGAATCTCGCCGCAGGGGATGAGGACTCGCTGATGATCGACGGCGATCTGGGATGGTTCAGCCTGATCTACAACAACGGCTCTGAGCATCAACCGATGATTGCTATCTCTGACTACTCGGCCAATCCCCTGTGCATAGAGATTATGAACGAAGTCGCGCAGGAGGTGGAGTCATGAGCGCAGAAGAACAGCTACTGACTTTTGGATTAATTCTGTTCGGCCTTCTGGCCCTCACTTTTCTAACAATGATCCTCGTCAACATGGAGAACGACTAATGGAAACTATCGCCAAGACCGCTTTGTTAGCACCCGAAAATGCTGAGCAATCAGTGCAGGATCGCATCTTGATGCTCTTGCAAGCAGGACACCAGCCGGACGATGTATTCAAAGACATCTACACCCAATGCTGGTTGTCCATAAAAACCAAAGCCCACAAGCAGGATCTTGCGGACTTCATCGCGAAGATGGATCGCCGCTCGGTGTTTGCCACTGGCTGGATTCCCGAAGGACTAGAGGAGCTTCAGCTATGAAGAACATTAAAGGAATCCAATGGCACACGTTCGAGTCAGCAAAGGATGCCGCGAACGCGGCTTACCTCGCGCTCGTTATGGACTGCGCTGATTACGGCCAAGACCCGAACTACGAGGTGCAGATCTACTCGCCCGAGGAGAGCCAGAAGCGCGGCCACACCAACGGCTGGCATCTAGTCTGGGAGTGCGGCCCCTCAATGTGGGGGGTCACTGAATCAATGGCAGTCGTTAGCAGTGGGATTCTCCCGCCTTGGGGTTTCTGTGAGACCCAGTGGGGATTCGACCTGACGTTCGTCGAGGAGGAAATGTGATGGGAGATGTAATTGACTTCGACGCTGTTAGAAAAAGCGACACGGCTGAAATCATCTTGACCGCCGCAGGCCAATACGAGCAAGCGGCAGAAGCGGCGGTCGCCACTCTCCAAACCGACTCAGATCAGAAAGATCACGATCAGGCAATCGCGACTCTCCTGTATCTGGGTGCCAAGCTTGATGAGCTTGATGCCAGCGGAGTGGAAATCACATGAGTCGATTCATGGTCGAAGAGGAATTGCCTGAGAACGCGATTTTCGGTTACTTGGTTGCCGACCTATCCATGAGGATGGGTCACCTTGGATTCCATGCTGAGTCAGAATTTTTCGATATGTCGAAAGACGCTCAGAGGGAAATTATTGAGGACTGGGTGATGCTTCTCAAAGAGACCGTGGAGTGGCTGGAAAATAAATCTGGAGGGCGAATCCAATGAATGAACTTGGAGAACACTGGGCCGCCCTGCTGGCGGTCATCACATTACACCTTTGCTTCGTTGCTTACGAAGCGATCTTAGTAGGAGGCTAGACTCATGGAAGAAGAAGAATTTAAGTTTTTTGATCAGGTAAGAAAGCACGACTTCTGGTACTCAATGTCTGACGATCATGGCGTATGGGAGAAAGGCAATAACGAAAGAATTGGTATCGGACTCATGCTTAAATCCTATCCACAGCTTGCGTGGATCTGGGACGGGTTTTGCAGAGCGATGGACGAAGGCCGACGCCCTCTCAGCCTTGAGGAGCTTCGACGTGATTGATGATATATCCGCAGAGGAAATCAGGGAATACGTTAGCCTTAAAGCCTCTGGCCTGCCAATGAAAACGGTGTCGCACAGGAGCGGGATACCAGCAACGCGGCTTCAGCGATACCTGCGTCTTTATGATAAATTTGGTTCGGACTTTTTCCCCAAAAACAGAGACGCAATGGGCAAGTCGAGAGAATACAACGAGCAGTTTCGGACGATAGTAGAACAGCACAGCCTTACGAGGCTTGAGGTCGCTGAACTCATCAATGCTCCCATGGAGACTGTGAAGAACTGGCTTCGCGGGCCGGAGTCGAAAGGCTTTCGGACGATGCCGAGTTACGCTCTCGAACTGCTCAAGATAAAGGTGGAGAAGGAACTCTCAGATATGCGACGGGCCAAGGATTAGGCTCGTCAACCTCACCCACCAGACTTTCGTCAACCAACTCAAAGAACCCGTACCACGTCCCATCGTCGGACGTTCCGGTGATCAAATACCAGCCCTCGGTCTCGGGGGCTTTTTCCTCAAAGAAGTTCCAGCCCTCTCTGTGAAGGAACACGACGTTGTCCTTCCGCTCCAGAACTCTTGCGGCTTCGATCATTTTTATCCCCTAGATTAGATGGCTGACGACGCTTCCAGATTCTTTGCACCCCGAGTTTTACCTCGTCTCGAATGCCGTCCAGACCCGCATCATCTTCAGGATAAGTATCAATGATCGCCCTTCGCTCTTCCAGACTTGACAGGCTCGCGATACTTGAACTGACCAAAATTAGGCACAGTCGCATCGCAAGCTCCTGAAATTGCGGCTCTAATTTTTCTGCCAAAAACTCTTTTATTTCTGGGTAGGTTAGAAGGTCTGCCGCCGCCGTGTAAACGGCCCGTAATTCGCTAGGCCTCAAGCCCTTCCCTCACAATCATCACGAAGTCGGCCCAGTCCATTGTCATCCTGACGTTGGTGTCCTTGGAGTAGTCGGAGTTGATGGCATACAGTGGCAGGATGCACTGGATCTTTTGCCTGTCGAATCTGTAGACCAGAGCAGGAATGAGATCGTTGGCAGTCGCCGCCACAACAACTTGATCCCACCAGTCACGGTGGGGACAGCACCCCGCGCTGTACCTCTTGCACTCAATGGCAAACGGGCTAACGACGATGTCAGGCAGAGCACCCTCCCTGTACTGGTCAAGCACCCGCTTGATCGGCTCGTCTACCACGTCACCTAATTCGTCTTTTAAAAGATTAACGATCTCTCTCTCGAAGTTCAGACCCTTACGCCGCGAGTTCACCATTAACAGGCCTCCATGGTCTGCTCATCCAATAACGTCGCCAGTGAATGCATTCGTATAGGGTTTTCTCCCTCCCATACTTTCCCAACTCAATAGCGATACGAATACTTTCCTTGTGCTGTCCGAGGCAAATCATCTGGCGCACCTCAGACATTGGGATGTGCATCTTGTAAACCAGATCGTCTGCAGTAAAAGTGGTAATCCCGAGACCCATTAATTTCTCTAGGTTCATTGGCGCTTTGCAGTTTTTTTTAACAGCCATTTTCCGCGCCCTCTTTTTTCTCCAAGGCGACCAATGCAAGCAGTCCGTAATGACAGATCTTCATGATGTCGTGCTCCATGTCTGCTCCCTCCTTCTTGCCCAGCCGTGACGCATACTTGATGACGCAGGCCATGGAGTGTTCGATGCCGTAGCCGTTAGCGATGATCAGATCGATTGCTTGCAATCCATTCTTCGCGTAATGCTCCCCGTAAGTCTTGAGTACATAAGACTCAAGCTTCTTCAGTGCTTCCTTCTCTCTCATTCTTCCTCACCCGTGTTGAGCTTCTCGCTCGTAATGAATTTCCAAAGCAGTTCTGGTGGAGACAAATAATCCAGCGGCATGGCTAATCTCGGGCCATACTTGTAGTCCTTGCTCACTGCTTCTTTCTCAAACTTCCTCCGCGATACAAAGCCGTGTACCTCCATCACATCTTCGGCAATGCTGGTGACGCCAATAGCGAAATCCGATTGAAACTTTTCCATGCAGTCAAAAATTAAATCCTGAGTGCTAGTCCATTTCGCATCGATGGAATACATCTTGCGTCTCGGATCACCGATCCAAAGATCAAGCCCGCCGTCACTCAGGATGTTCAGTTCAGGCAAGTCCAATTCGTAGAGTCTGGCCACCGCTATCTCTGCCTTGAATCCAACTATGTTTGCCGCTTCCCTTGACTGCTTGTCGTTCTCCAGTCTTGGGTTGAACTTCATAATCTTTTCGCAGATGGCAACCGTGTCCCGACCCAGCGTCTCTGCCTTGTGGACATCCTGCCTAGTCAGAGTGATTCTCATGCCTTCTCCTCCCTGAGTTTGTTAACCATCTCTTCAACAATGAACATCAGTTCAAGTTCAGGCCCGTATCGATCCTCAAACCTGCGCTTGTATGGATGCCTGCTAGTGAACAGCTTGGTGTCACTTCCCTGACGGTGATGGAAGTAACAGAGCGGAATAATGTGGAAGTGCGCACCCAATTTAGTCTTGCCGTCGAGGTGGTGAATCTCGGCTGGGGTATTGCCCTTCCCTTCCCTGTGACAAACGACGCAACCCAGAGAAGCAACGTCACTCATCCAACGCTTTTCTTCTGCGGTAGGCTGTCTGCCTTTCATCCCCCCTTCGGCCTCCCCATCTTTGCTTGCTTGGCTTCCGGTTTCCGACCATGCTTTTGTAGCAAGTCGTTTACTGCCTCAATCAGCAGTCCGGTTACTGTTGTTTTTTCCCGCCGCGCCAAAACTTTCAGCGACTGCATCGCCTTTGAATTAACTCGAAACGGCATCACTACTCTTGTCTCACTCATCCTCGGTACGCCCTCTGCTCCATACGATTGTTTGCTCTCTCCGAGCGCCATTGCTCGAACTCAATTTCGCAGGCTCTAAACTCAGCCTTCGCCGCCGCCAGCTTCCCCTTGGCAACTCCCTTGTTTAGTCGAGCGTTGAATACATCACCCCGCTCATCTGCGAATCTCATCTGGGCGGCGGCAGTCTTGTTGCCCTCCACCTCCGCCTCCACCATCGCTTTGGCATAGGTCATCTTTTCCATTGCCTCTGCCCGTGCGATATCTTCCTCGGCCTCGCGCATCTGCCCGCCAGCCGCTCTGATCTTCATCGCGAATCTCTCTTGGTCTTCCATCACTCCTCCATTTCAGGTCGGTAAACGAATGGCTTGCCGTGCTTGGTGTGGAAGGCTCTGGCATCGGTGCGCCACAGCCCGATATTCGATTCAAACCCCGACAGCCTTTGCTTCTTCACCATCAGCGTGACGTCCGGCTGTGCCATAAGCTCAAGGTCTTCATCGCGAGGAGAGGCTCCGTTTGCGAGCCAGAACTGCCGATCTTTTTTCTTCTTGTTTGAGTGCAGTGCAACCACGTTCTGGCTATTATCAGCAAGCCCCCCACTGCCTTTCAGATCGTCTATGACTGGACGGGGGTTATCCCCATCTGAGTGACCAGTCTTGCGGGAGTGGTGAACAAGGATCAGGTGAGCGTCGTGAGTTCGGACTAAATTCGTAAGCTCAACAACGAAATCACGCTCAAGGTTGAGATCATTCATCGGCATAGAGATGCGCTGTAGGCAGTCCAGTACGATCAACTTGCACCCCTGCTTCAGCATGTAGTCCACCTTGGCGATTGCCGCGTGTGGCTTATCAACCATCTCGTTGACTAAGTACAGGTACTCATCCAGCAGGGATAAGCACTTCTGGACGTAGGGCTTTGTCGGCTCACCGTTCGCAAGCTGGTCGCACATAAGGCTTAGAAGATATGGCGTGTCCATCTCGTAGCTGATGTACCCCGCCTTGATCTTGTGCATCACATAATCGGCGACCAAGTAATTGGCGACCGTTGACTTGTAAGAGCCACGGGTGCCAAACAGGATCGTCACTTCCCGAGGGCGCAGTGCGAACTTATCGCCGTCTCTATCCCAGAATGGAAAGAACGCATCTCCGTTGACGCCATTCTCGCGGAGGTCGCTGACTTGATCGGCAAACTCTCCCGCCGTGTAGACGTTCTGGAATCCCTCCAGCGAGGAGTTGATGTCCAAGTCTTCAAGTTGCATGAACTCGTTGTCGGTGGGCTTCCTAGACATAAAGTTCATCGTCCTTTTGTTCGGGCGCAGAGACTTCGTCCATCCAGCGCTCTTGGTTGATGTAGGTTTCTGGGTTCAGGATGTAGCGCGGATCGGGATTCCAAACGCGGGTGCGGAGATCCTTCTCAATCAAACCCAACGTGGCCATGTCGAGTCTTTCTAACTTCTTGATGCACTTGGACTTGGCAACCTTTTTAGGGAAAAGCCTCCAGATTGCTTCGATCTTTTCCTCTTTCTGTAAGCCTGAGTCACGGCCCGTAAAGTCTTTGTCCCGTGACTGTCCCGTGAC